TTGCGCCTGACTAAAATTCTTAGTATCTTTGATTATTCCTTTATGCCAATCGGCATTCAAATCATTCACATGAGAAAAGCCAAACCTTTTCGTTCAGCCAAACAGCTGGATGAATTAATAGACTCTTATTTCCGCTCACTTGAAGTAGATTCTCCGAAGGAGAACCCGGTGAGTAAAGCCCCTCCGGCCGAACCGCCTACGTTTATGGGACTGCTGCTCTTTATCGGATTCAGCAGTCGCGAAGAATTTGATAAGTACGCTGCCATGCAGCGATATTCAGAAACGCTTTCACGCGGGGCTCTGCGCATTGAGGAAGTCTATGAAAAGAAACTGCACGATTCGTCGACGGGAGCGGTATTTGCCTTAAAAAATATGGGCTGGAATGAAAAACCGGATAATAAAGCTCCCGATAAGGAAACAGACCATTTGTTCCAGGTAGAGATCGTACCCTCAGAGCGTAGGCCGGTATCATCCGAGGCAGAAGTGGAGCTGTGATTTACTTCGTGTAAAAATAATCGTCGACCATTTTATAGGTCTGCGATGTATTATTGACGGTATAAGTATAAGTATATTCAGTATGTATTTTCAACGATTCAGCCGTTAGCAAACTGACAGACGCTAAATGAGAAACAGGCGTTATTACAGGCGGCGCCGACGCGTTCACGCCGATTACCGTTGTGCTTGTAGTCAACCCCGCGATGGGTTCTGAAAGAGTGATCGCTGAACCGGTAAGGCCAAATGTCCCCGACGTAGAGTCAGCAGCAGTTAATAGTCCGTTGTTCAGGCCGCCCACATTAGGGGCTGTATAAAGCCCTGCACTGCTAAAAGTACCATTACTGTTGAATTTCACATAGGCACGATTGTTATCCGTGGCATTAACCGTAGTATCTATTTGTTTTACGCCGTCGATATATTGTGCGTATTCTTCCTGCTGCATGGTCCAGGTGCCGACGATCATCTTTTGAGATCCGAGCAAAGGGGTTACGCTATTCTTATCCGGCTTGCAGGAGAAGAAAAATAACGAAACACATATAACCAGGTAAAAGTGGTAAAAGCGACGCATGGTATCAGAGCTTTGCGATATAAAGTTAACTAAAATCTATTTACAAATACAATTATGGCCAAAGGCTATGAAGCTTCTGTATTGTTTGAAGAGAATTACAATGCCCGTGCTCACGTTGTGATCAACCAGGGCGGAAGCAGTTCCGGCAAAACAACGGCCATCATGCAAGTACTATTTACGTTGGCTTGCGAACAAACGCAACAGGTTATCACAGTAACCGGCCAGGATACGCCAAACCTGAAATCGGGTGTTTTGAGAGATGCGTTGAAAATATATAAAGGCTCGAAAACGCTCATGGCAGCTATAAAAACATACAACAAATCAGAGCGCGTCTTTGAGTTTCATACTGGCAGCGTGATCGAGTTCAAAAGCTATGCAGATGCCCAGGACGCTAAGTCTGGGAAGCGCGATTACCTGTTTGTAAACGAAGCCAACGGCATCAGCTGGGATGTTTACAGCGAACTGGCCCTGCGCACGCGCAAGAGAGTGTTCATCGATTATAACCCTAATGCTGATTTTTGGGTACACGAACATTTGATGGGCAAGCCCGGTGTCCAGCTCATCATATCCGACCACAGGCATAATCCATTTGTTGATAAAGACCAGAGAATCAAAATTGAATCGCTGAAAGAAACCGATAAAGAGCGCTGGAAAGTATACGCACGCGGTTTGACGGGGAAAATTGACGGATTGGTGCTGAATAACTGGCGAATTTGTGAAGGGATACCGGCACGTGCGAAATTGATCGCCGCCGGACTCGACTTCGGCTATTCCAATGACCCAACGGGCTGTATAGTCGTCTATAAGCAAAATGGCCAGTTGTGGATCGAAGAACTGATCTATGAAACCGGCCTAACAAACCCGGATATTTCAGGCAGACTCGAAGCAGCAGGGCTGAATAAAAATACAGAGATCATTGCCGATAGTGCCGAGCCCAAATCCATAGAAGAATTGAGGCGCCTGGGCTGGCGAATTACACCTGCACGAAAGGGCCCTGATAGCGTAAGATTATCTATCGATATTCTGAAAAGATACAAGCTGAACATCACCCGGACCAGCATCAATTTATTGGATGAATTAAAAAACTACAAATGGAAAAAGGCGCGAACAGGAAGGATATTGAACCAGCCTTCAGATGATTGGAATCACTTGATAGATCCTTTAAGATATATTGCATTAAATAAACTAAAAATCAATATCTTAGCTAAGTCGAAAGTTAAATTTCCGTTCGTCCCTCAGCCGGCAGCGCATGGTTTGTTTGAAGAAATAATTGGCAATTAAATTTATAAAGAGAAACGAAAATAAATTAGTCATAACCTAAAAAATCACCCCCTAAGGGGAATGGCGGCGCGATGATAGAAAAAACATTAAAAACAACCGACGGCAAGATCAGGGTGCGGATACCTACCCTGCTCAACGAGCTTACTTTGGGCCAGATGATGGCCATGCAGGGAAAACCTAACCTCGATGATCTTGATGCTATCAGTATTCTTTCAGGTATACCGAAGGGCGACCTGCATTCCGTAAAAAACTTTGAGGATATTCTCACTTTTGGCGACTACGTGAATTCACTCGCGAACCAGATCACATACCTTTATCAAAGTGATATGATCCCAAATCGCATTACTTTCACTATCGATGATAAAAAAGTGGTAGTAAATGTGATCCGCAACCTTTCGATAGAACCCGCCGGGGCTTTTCTCGCGGCGAGAGACATCATTGCCGACGAGATCAACGAACATATCAACCTCTATGGCGAAGAAGATTGGCAGGATCATTTCCTGCCTTCACTTAAAGCCTGCTGCCAGGTACTGGCACATTACTTCTTCTGCCGCGTTACCGGGAAAAGGTACGACGAATATGAAGCGGAAGAATTTTGCGAGGAAGTAAAAAAATTGAAGGTAACGGAGGCTCTGCCTGTTGCCCGGCATTTTTTTACCTGTTATCCCAACTTATTGAAACAGAGAATCGGCTTCTTGCGGCAGCTCCGACAGCGCTGGAGAAAAAGGCTGGTATCCAGGCGTTTGAGAAATTCAAATATATTAACACAATAAACGCCCTCGCCGGAGGCGATATCACCAAATGGGATACTATCGTGGCCATGCCTTATGAGCGTTTGCTTACTAAGCTTTTATTGAATAAAGCTGAAGTAGAATACCAGCGGCGATATAGTGAATTGCTTAATGCTCAACGTTAAGTAAATTTTTAACCAAACCTTATCAGCGTATAACTTAAAACGTCTAACGTACAACCTAAAAAACCTATGCCTATTCGTAATCAGATCGAAGCGATCATACAATCGCTATCGGCACAACCATCCTTTGTCTATGGCACTGCCAATGAGCTTAATCTCTTTGCTGACGATGCCTCCTTCCCTGTCGTATTCATGTACCCGCTGCAACCGATCGACATTTCTCCGGGAATCAATGGGTCAGTTGAAAATACCTTCTCAATTTATCTTGAGTTTCTATACAAGACAGAATTTGACCAGTTTACATCAGACAATGAAACCTATGTGAATCAGGCATTAAACATGGCCAACGAGTTTATCGTCAAAGCCTCAAAATACCGTGAGGGCGATGGGCGCTATTTCCGGATTAAATCCGGTGACAAAGCCAAATGTCTGCCCGTTTACAATAAATTCGATGCCAATTCGACTGGCGTAAACCTAACTCTAACCTTACAAACCATGTATTTCGACTCTTTCTAAGATGAACCAATGACCAATGAACTATTAAACCAATTCCTCGAATCTTTAAAAACCGATATCATCAATTCGCTCCAGGCCAATGGCAAAGTTGCGACAGGTCGAACCGCGCAGCAAATCGCGATTACAAACGACGGTAATACAGCGCAACTGCAAATACCCGCCCATATCCAATTGCTGGAAACCGGCCGCGGCCCGACAAGCGCCAATCCTGTTCCGGGAAATCCGCCCATGATCGAAAGAATAAAGGCATGGTGCCAGGCCAAAGGCATACCTGATCAGGCGGTATGGGCAATAAAAAAGTCGATCGATAAAAAAGGTTTTAAGGGCGTACCCGGCATACTGTCTGAACCATTAAGTGAAGATAACATCAATCTCCGTCTCGATCCGGCAGCGGAAGAATTAGCTAATGCCGTCGCACAGCAAATAATTGATACCATTGGCCTAAGCTGATCCGGATCATTCCATCTTTCGGACTTACGCGGACTTTCGAACTAAATCACCCAATACAACTCCTTCAACCAATACAACTAAATGAGCATTTTAGGATCCATAGTCTATGCCGATACCTCTGTGTCCGGCACCCTGGTAAACGGCGACGTATATATCCAGCTTCGGGACGCAGCCACCGGTCAACTGGTAAACGGCAATAACGTTGCCGTTACCTATGATATGAACATCAACGGGACAGTGACCGAAAACACAGTAAATATCACCGGGCAATCACAATTGGTTTATTCCGGGCAGATCAGCAATAGCTCACCGCTGTTCTTCACTAAATTTCAGATCGTCAGCATCGGCACGATTCCGGTGGCGCCACCACCTGCAAATCCATGCGACTTGGCGATCGGATATATTTCGGTCGATAAACCCGAATCAGCACCCGGCGCATTGGACGGGCAGATCACCATCAACGCGTCATCGACTTACCTGCCGCTGCAATACAGCAAGGACTCTGGAATTAACTGGCAAAGCTCGCCGACATTTACCGGCTTGGCCGGCGGAGCACATCAATTCGAAGTGAAGGATGCTAATTCCGCGGGATGCACGACAATACGTTCGGTGAATGTGCCGGTATTGTCCAATCTGTTGGTTTCGGATCCGTCAGTCAACCTTGGCAATGGCAATATTTCCCGTTGGAATGCTGCTTTCAACCCCATTGTTTTCACTTACCAGCGCAAGGATTTTGAAGTAACGGCGATAATGCGGGATTCTATAAGTGGGAATGCGCTTTTATCGATAAACGCCTCGCTGTCTGATCCGGCAACCGGTTACCTGGTTACTACAGGCGACCTGGTTTACCTCAATGCCGGCAATTACAAAGGAACATTTATTGTAAATGCGGCAAACAGCGACAATACGCTGCTGATCCAAACGCCGTACAACGGCAATGCTTCCGGTTTTATCAACATCAACCGCTTGCGGCCTTATTACAAAATATTGACCCAGATCACTTACCAGTACCCGACTACGGGGCAACAGCAAATCATCACGGCCACCAACAGGCCTGACAGCACAGGGCTGGTTAAGGCTGATTTTTCTAACTTCCTGCAAAGCCTGCTGCAGCCAAAAGATGGCAGCGATTACACGCAAATAAACTTCCGCGACCTGAACTTGTCTGCAAGCTATCAAATTCAATACGCCGATAGCTGGGACAATGGAACGGCAAACGGTCATACTTCAGACTATGTCCTGGTAAGCACTCCTTATTATGTACTGTACGCGGCACGCCAGCTCGGCCAGCGTTACGCTGGCAACATGGCTGCGTTTGTACCTTTTGCCGATGGCTCGCAGCTTGCTGCCTGGATAACAGATTTTGCTGAGCCCGCATTTTCAAATGGCTATCCTTTTGATATCGGCTTTATTTACAGCGAATCACTGCTCGGGTTAACAATTTATTGCGAGATCATCCCGCTTGATATTAATCGCCGGCCATTAACAAGCGATTCACAAACAACCGATCTTTTGAACGATGACGGCTCGTGGCTATTGAACGAAGATGCCAGCAAATTCATCATTTCCGATGAAAACATTACAGACACTTCACTGCTTGCACAATTGGGATTGAACCGCTTGCTCATTAACACCTCATTCCCGCCCAATGCATATTATTTCAACCTGACGCTGAAATATAATGACGAAAGCGGCACCGCACACGCGATTACTCAAACCCAAACCATTAGAATCGATGATGCCGTCGATGAAAACTCTGTTTACCTCCGCTGGATAGGTTTGACAGGTTCGTGGAATTACTATCGTTTCGTCTACAACCAGGAAATTTCACTTGATGTTCAGAATGCTACCATTATAAAAAACTATGTGAACGATTGGGAAAACCAGCAGGGCATCGAGGAAGTGATCGCCAAAGATGCCGGTCAGAAAATGAAAGTAATGGCCGAGGACCTGTCAATTGCTGACATCAAAGGTTTGCAGTCCATCAAATATTCACCGAAAGTGCAGATGCTTATAAGCACAAATCCTGTCAAATGGCAAACCGTTGTGATCAACACCGCTACCTATAGCGAATACGAAACCCTGAACGGCCAGGCGCCATTCAGCATCACTTTCAATATGCCTTCAATCAATATACAAACTCAGTAGGTGGAAAGTTGGAAAGTTGTAAGGTTGAAAAGTTCTTATACCTCAACCTTACAACTTTCCAACCTTGCAACATTCCAACAAAAAACATGAACCAACTCCAACTGTACATTAACGATCAGCTCGTCGACCTGGACGACGATTCGCCTATAGCGCTCACGTTCCAGATCAACAACCTGGCCGAAGTACAAAACCAGCAAGGCAATACCAGCAACCAGTTCAAGCTGCCGCTTACACAACGGAATAGAAGAATATTCGGCTTCCCGAACGATGTGGCCTTTACCACTAATGCTCCTTACCAGCAATATCCCGCCAAATTAGTACAGGACGGCCTCGAGATCGTTCCTTATGGAATCGCCGAACTCAATCAGATAGACCAGGATACCGCAAATGTCACCGTGCTTTCGGGTAATGTGGACTTTTTCGATGCGATCGACGGCAAATTATATGACATGGGCGATAGCACAAGTCAATGGAGTAATTACGGCAAAAGCCTGGTATGGCTGCCTTACGATCATGTGTGGAACGTTCAAAATGCCGCGTATTCCCAAACCAAAACCGAAGGCTGGATTTGGCCGGTAGTTGATTATGGTATGATAAGCAACTCGGATTATTCGACACCCATTGATGTGCACTACCAGCGGCCGGGATTCTTCATCAAAACAGCGGTCGATCTGCTGCTTAAATCGGCAGGTTATAAGGGCGCAGGGTCGTTGCTTAGTGATCCCTTATATCCAAAACTCATTTGCCAGTTCGCCAATGATTCATTCGATCACGGAACAGATGTACAGAACAATGTGGCTTATAAAAGCATTACCGTGCAAACCGGCCAAAATTTCACCCGGTCGCATCCAACTGTCGATGAAAATATCGGATCGACCCCATTCAGCCTTGTTATATCCGACACCAGCCACCATTACAATCCCGCGGTGAACGGCTACTTTGTATCCGAGATCACGAGCGTTACAGCATCTATCGCATTTGAGCTATCGTTTACCTCAACTAATCCTTCACGCGATTCGGATAGATCGTCCAAAATATCTATACAGATCCGCTTATATGACAATGCTGCCCAGCCGGACAGCGATGGCCAGGTATTGGCCGGGACCACTGTTGACTATGCCGCCCGGGGGACCGCAAATACCATTTCATTAACCAATCAAGCTGTATCGTTTGACCAGGTATTACAACCCGGTCAGGGCATTAAGATCACATACGAGTTTACCGGTTACACCGGCGGCACGTTCACGCTGAATTGCGGCGCCACGTTCAACATCCAAAATAAAGTGCAGGAGGTTCAATACGGTCAAATGATCCAGTGTGAGCGTATCTTTCCGGACATATCGCAAAAGGACCTGTTAAAGGATATCCTTCAGCGGTTCGGCATTATTTGCCAAACTGACAATGCGAACCGAACGATCAGTTTCAATTCGTTACGCGATATTGTCAATAACATCCCTATAGCAAAAGACTGGAGCAATAAATGTATTGATCAGGGGAAGCAGATCGCTTTTCAGCTCGGAAATTACGGGCAGGTAAATTATATGAAATGCAAGGAGGATGATGGCGTGTTACCACTTGATTTTGCCAATTCGCAGATCAATATCGCCGACACGACACTGCAAGCCACTAACGATCTTTTCCAAAGTCAGTTCGCACCAACGCTAAACCGGCCGTTTTATGGCGGCACTATAGCCCAAATCCTGAAAACAGACCCAAAAAGCGACGACAATGAATTCACCGTAGGCACGCAACCCCGCCTGCTTGTGGATCAAAAGTTCGACCTAAGAACAATAGACAAGACTGTTACTTTTAATGATGGTAACACGGCTAATAATATCGTAATAAACGACTGGATATCCGCCCCGTATTTTTACAAACCGGATGGCGAATACAATTTGTGTTTTTCTGATATGCCATCGAACAATGGCAAAAAGCAGCCTGGAGTGCAAACAAAATATTATGCTGAATTTCAAAAAGTGCTTACACAAAGCAAAAAGCTAACCCGGTATACTTTGCTTACACCACGAGATATTCTGGAACTGGATCTGATGATTCCGGTGTATATCCAACAGGACAACGCTTATTTCTATATCAACAAAATTGACAGCTGGCGGAAAGGACAGCCTTGTAAAGTGGAATTGATAAAATTTGGATAAACATTATGCCATTTGGCATTTTATTCATATATTTGAACCTCCCTCACTACAAACATCAACTTATAAACTCAATCTTATCATGGCAGACGACATTAATAAAAAAATCACCATCGACGTACAAGTAAATTCCGATGGGCTTCAGCAAATAAATAAATATTCGGGAGCCGTAACCGATCTTGGAGCTTCTGTTGGCAATTTCTCAAAGGCTTTATCAAAGGCTCTAAATGATATGACAGCAGTAAATCAAGGCACTGCAAAGGCTGCTACAGCTATCGGCGCCGGTATAAAAGCTGCAACTGACGCCGCAACCAAAGCAGAAGAAGCCAAATCAAAAACAGCAATTGGTACAGCTATACAAACTGCCGGAAAAATTCTAAGCATCCGACGGATATTAGCAAAATCGACTAAAACGTTAGATGACAAGACCAGGGCAGATCAGTATAAAGCCGAATTGGACAACGTTCAAAAAATATCCGATTCAACCTTCAGCATAATAACCAAAGGCATCGACGGGCGGCGGGATGCAGAAGTAGCAGCCATGGAGCAAACGAGGAAAAATATCGATCAGAATCAAAGTCTAAGCGCTGCGGATAAAAAAAAGGCGGAGCAAAAGGTCTATAATGATGAATACCAGGTAAAACTGAAGGCGTTCAAACAGGATCAGAAAGCTAACATCGCACAGGCCGTTATGAACGGCGCACTGGCAGTTACCAAAGCCGAAGCTGAGTTGGGTCCGGTTGCCGGCACTATAGCGCTCGCAGCAATAGCAGCGCAAACCGCTGCACAGATTGCGACCATCAAAGCGCAGCAACCTCCTGTACTTCAAACAGCCGCAAAGGGAGGTTACTTTAAATCAGACGGCAAAGGCGCGATCCTTCCCGGATACAGTAAAAATGATAATGTCAACGCCTATATACGTTCAGGCGAGGCCGTCGTAGTATCCGAGGCCATGCGCGACCCGTGGGCCCGAAACCTGGTAAGCGCAATAAATGTGGCCTACGGCGGCCGCGATTTCTCGGTGCCCCCCTTTTCGAGGGGCTACGCGGTGGGCGGCATCTTTACGGACGGCGGAAATGCGAACCGCTATTACAATCAGCCAATGAATGATAACAAGAACCTGGCTAATACCATAGCTTACCAGATGATCAATAATTTTCCGCCTGTGTATGTGGATGTCAAAGACATCAATAATCAGCAGAATATCCTGGCGCAAACAGTTAATAGGGTTAACCTGTAAATCAACCGGTCACGGCGAATAAATTAAAAAGGTTAGTTGACCTATTTAGCGGCATCGATCAATAAAATCATTCTTTGAAGGATACCTGCATCGTTAAAGCTAATATCAAAATCCATGTTAGACTTATTAGTAGGAACACGTATCGCTGTTATTGCTGTAGTTAATAATTTTTTTACATCTGCGGCTGATAGCTCCAGCCCAATATCTGCGGTCCAGGTAGAAATTCCCTGGTTCAAAAAGCCTCCCCGCTCTTCGCCGGTTATCGATTTTATATCTGTAGCGCTCGGTACCGAGATCAAAGTATTATCGGCTAATTTTAAAAGGATGGCGCTGCCGGCATTAATATAAAATCTGTCAGCATCAGCCTGGGGCAGATCGACAATAAGATGAAGGGTAATTTCGCCGTGCACTTTGGAAAAATATGGCTCTAATTGCTGATAATAAGCGCCAACATCTTTTTTTGCAATACTTGCTTTAGCTGTCAGAAGCGTGGTGTCATTAGTGAACTTATCTATAAGAGGCTTATCCATTTTTTGCGCGAACAGCGCCGATGGGATAAACAACACCAATGAGAGACATGATGATCGGATAAATTTTGTCGTGTGCAATAACATAATGCTTAGGTTTTAAATCTGCTAAATATATTAGTTTTTATTTTGATGACAATACCCTGTGAAGGTTTATTCACCGCAAAAAATAATCAAATATTTTTTATGAACATTACTTTAGCCAACACCTTATTCAACGACGGCATTTTCTCCGAAATGTACAAAGCCGGTTTCATTACTGACAAGATATTTGTTTACCGCGAAATGTACCTTTGGGTGCAGGCGCAGATGAGAACCCGAGGCCTAACGAAAAACCAGGCCGTATTGGAAGCCGGCGGCAAATTTGGCCGCGATGAGCGCACGATATGGCGGGCGCTGAATTGTTTTGAGGAGGGATGACTAGTTCTTCAGGAAAGAGTGCATTAACGGAAGCTGGATTGCTATTGACATACTTAATACTTTATTTCCCGTGGACCACTAACCCCCACTTCAGGAAATAACGTGTCGATAGAAGTTGTATTATCACCAACCGTTACACTCAATTCTTTATGTTCAAGCATATTGGTCCTGGTCAGGCGCATGTACGCGGTATAGAAGTCTTTTTCCCAATCATTTGCTTCCAGGTAAAGCTTTTTGAAAATTTCATGCGCTTGGTCCTTCTGATTCAATAAGATTAGAACAAATGCTTTTTCTTTTTGCATAAACGTATAGTTTCGGTTTTTAACATCCATCGTGTCAAGCTTATGGTTACAGAATGTTAAATAATCCAGGTAATAGATTTTGGCTTGAGCGGTATCTCCTGTTTCATCGTACATCTTTCCTGCCATAAACTTGATCAATGCATCGTTTGGAGCGAGCCGGACCAACTTTTTAGCTGCGCCCAAAGCATCTGTATGTCGCTTTAAACGAGCTGCAAAATTGTATTTGTTCACGTATCCGGAAATGTAGTTACTGTCAATTTTCAATGCTTCATCCAAAAGGGCGATAGCCTTCTCATATAAGATGGTGTCGCTGTACATATTGCGCCATGTCGTATCGGCCGGTATTGTAACCGGTCTTGAATGCCCATGTTTTGCAAGCTTAGTCATTGTAGATGTATCGCCCTTGTTAGATATTATCGGAGGGTCCATGACCAATGCAACGGCTGAATCATTCAGCTTTATCGCTTCCGGATTATACTTATGCTGACCGCATGCGGTCAAGCCTTGCATCAAACAGGCGATCATAAGCAAAAGGGGTAATTTTTTCATAACGATTTAGGCTGTGCGATCCAATCAACTTTTCTAAGTTAAAAAAAAACTGCTAATCAAGCAAACCCACTCACTGACAAAACACTGTCACCACTTTTATAAACAATTCTCCCGACATTTAAATATGCCAATCAGCATAATAGTCATCCCTTATCTTTTAGCTTTGCTAATCTGGCTCCTGCGCGAAGAATCGGTGGAATCAAAATAAAAAATCGGTGGAATCACATACAAATCGGTGAAATCCGACACTGACAAAACGCTGTCACCACTTTAACCGGAATTTCTCCCGACCTTTGAATATACCTTATCAATAATCCTAAATCAATCTTCCGGACTTTCGGACTTCCCGACTTTCGGACTCAAAAAATATGAAAATCTACCTATACGACACCGAGACCGATTGCATCGGAACCGGAACCTTATCATCAGCCTATATACAAACCCAACTGGAAGCAGCAGCCGGGCAGGATGTGGAAGTGCACATCAGCTCGGCGGGCGGCAGCGCCTTCGATGCCATTGCCATTTATGATCTGTTAAAAAAGTACCCCGGCAATGTTACTACTTATGTCGATGCGCTTGCCGCCTCCGCTGCTTCCATTGTGGCTATGGCGGGCGAGAACATAATCATGAGCAAATACGCGCTGCTAATGATCCACAAACCGATGGTTGGTTCCGGAGGGAATGCCGATGAGTTGTTGAAGGATATACAAATGCTGAATGTAGTACAATCGCGCCTGGCTCAGATCTATATGGACAAAACCGGGTTGGACGGAGTTACCGTGAATAGTTTGATCGACTCCGTCACCTGGATGACCGCTGACCAGGCACTTGATCTCGGCTTTATCGACCAGGTAGAAGATTATACGGCCGAAATCTCCAACAGCGCCATCATTAAACAATTCACAAGCAATGCGCCGCTTTTCTACCGCCGCTGCATCAATAAGATCTTAAACACCCATACAAACATGAACATTGAAAACAGAGAACTGATCGACAGGAACACATCCGTCCTGGATAAGATCATGAACTTCTTTAAGAAGGTCGTCAACAAACAAACCATCACCGACAAAGGCACCTTGCATCATGCCGGCGAGCTGGACGAAGGCACTGACGTTTACCAGGATGAAGACATGAGCACACCCGCACCCGACGATTGCTACACCACATCATCCGGACAAAAACTAAGCGTAGCGGGCGGAAGAGTGCAAAAAGTAACTACGGATCCGGATACTGACCCGGATGCTGATGATGATGACGATATTATGCCTGAAAATTTATTCGGCTCGAAGAAGAAAGCAGAAGTGCAAAACCGCGTAAAAGCCATCAAAGCAAAACTGCACGCGCAAAACGCATTGTTAGCCGAGGCCAAAGCAGCCCTCGAAGCCGCCAATACCCGCCTGGATAAAACCCGCGAAGAAGTGAAAAACGAGATACGCTCAGACTTTACCCCCGAAAATTCCCGCCGCAGCAACAAAGCCAAAACCGAACCGGTTCCCTTCTTCGTCCCTCAAACCACTTTAGCCCAAAACGCGGTTAAGAAAGCTGTCGCCAAATAATATCCGGTAAGCGGTAGCTGGTATAAGGGAGAGAAGCTATACCTGTTAGACCACGGAGAAATTAGTTAACCTTTATGGCTATTTGAATAGGATTGAGTAATTAAATGTAGCAGCAGCAAAAGAAGCACCTAGTGCGACGATCGCTATGGTTATAATAGCTACCACTTTAAATGCTTTAATCAATTGAAATTGGGATGAGTGATTTTCAAACCGTCCTGACCAATTTTCAAACTTACTAACGAGCCATCGGATAAGATATACGGTCGATATTACGATTAATCCAAATAAAATTATTCCCATCTTAAATATGACAGTCTTACTTCTAAGGTTCATCTAAGTTACTAAACCTTATAAAATAACAAAGCCACATACTCGATACTGGCTACCTGATAACAACTACTACAATCTAACCTTTCAACTTTCAAACCTCCCAACATTACAACAACTAATAAATGGCTCAATTTACATTTACCAACAATACCTATGCCGGCGAAGCGCTGGCCGGGTTTATGGCCAGCACGCTGCTCGAAGCTGATTCAGTGAAACGCGGACTGCTGACCGTTATCAACGACGTCAAATCGCGCAAGGTTATCCTTGATGTGGACGACGACGTGGTGCTGCAGGACCCGTCCGGCATCTTCGCCGACCAGGGCACCACGGCTTTACAAAACGAAAGCTACCTTGACCCCGTAGTTTACGAATTTATGAAACAGGAACAATGGGACAAACTCGTACAATCATGGGAAGCCCAAAGCCTAAAACCGGGCGCGTTTATGGATTACGAAGGCATTGTCGACCTGTCCGATTTTATGGTACAGCGTTACCTCACCAAGATCCAGATCGCTAACGAACGCCTGTACTGGCTGGGCAAATCGGCAACTAAAGAAGCCACGTTTACAGCATCGTTCGCCGGACTGCTCCCATCCATCGCCGCAGCATCTGGTGTCTACAAAGTGGGTTTGGCCAAACCGGCTACTTCCATGTCGGCAACCGCCATCGACGCGACCGGGGTTGTGACTGTATCCGATACCTCGACACTTGCAGACGGCGATGTCGTGACCATCACCGCGGTAACCGGCAGCAGCAAAGACACAACAAACGGCTCACCAGGTATCAATGTTCAGGGCCAGTCCTATTTCATCCAGGTGCTGAGCTCTACCACTTTCAAGCTGACCCGCAATTACAATGAGATCAATACCCGTAAAGCTGCAACCTTCAGCGGAACGGCTACGGTCGCGACCGTAAGCTACATTAACGCGAGCAACGTTTTGCAGGTAATCGGCAGCGTTTATGCTCAGCTCGACCCGGCCGATCGCGCACAGGATGATTTCAACCTGCAAATTCCTCTGCATGTGGGCTACGCCTATGCGCAAGCGCAGGCTAACAAGGCTACCAACGTGATCAACGCCTTTACCGATCCAAAGAAAATGGATTTCCTCGGCGTTCCCCTGCAACTGATGAACCACTGGCAGGCAAACACTATCCTGGGTGCACGTTCATCCAACCTGTTCCTCGGTGTCGACCTGTTGGGCGATGCTTCAGAGCTTTCAACCGTCTACATGAAACCTTACACCAACGACGATGTAGTGCGTATGAAGGCTCGGATGAAAGCTGCCGTAAACTTCAAGTTCGCGAACGAGATCTTCTACCTGAGCGCGTAGGCGCAGTTGATTGGGTTGATTGAGTTTATTGGTTGATTAAGTTCAATCTCATAACTCCTTCAACTTAATCCAACTCAATCACCCTATTCAACTTAATCAACTCAAAAATGTCTATTTACAACAAAATAAACGCCGGGTTCAGCCTGGGTACAGGCTCCCCCATCACCGCGGGCATCGAGGATGTGATCTACGTCTTCAACCAGGACGAGATCGCCATCACCTATGATCCTTCGAACCCGCTCATCGTCACCGGCCTGGCGGCCGTTGGCAGCGCTAAGGTCTACAAGTTCGAAGGCACCAATAACAGCTTCAGCACCATGTCCAAACTGGCCAAAACATCGGTCGGTCCGAGATATACCGAGGAGATCGATTTCAATATTGCCGGCTTGTCAGTCGATATCAAAACGCAGCTGATGGCTATGGGCTACGGTCGTGTAAAGGCTATCGCTGTAAACAATTATAATTCCAGCGATTCAGCTATCGAATTGTTTGGCGCTGTGAACGGCCTGATCCTCACGGACGCAGAACGCAACACATCCGATGAAACTATCGACGGCGGTTACAAGCTAAAACTAACCAACCCCGATAAACTCCGGGAGCCTTACCCACCCCGCGCAATATCCATCGCCCCCGAAACCGGCAGCGCAACTTACGTGAGCACCCTCGCAGCGATCGAAGCATTGGTCGGGTAGCCGGTGAGCAGTTGATTAAGTTAGATTAGGTTGATTGAGTTTACGCAACCTATTCAACTTAATCCAACCTAATCAACCCAATCAACTAAATATTAACTAATGAAGACCTATCTACCCCAAATAGAACGCCGCATTTTAGTACGCCCCAATCAAACTTTCGGCATCCTGAATTACGACCTCGACAATGCCTACCCGCAGCGTATGCTGGAACTGGCCGCCTCGTCGCCGACAGCGAAGGACTGCTGGAGTAAGCGAGCCAAGTTTATCGGCGGCAATGGATTTGAGCAGCCCGATCTCGGTAAACAGGTGATCAACGGGAAGGGGCTTACCCTTGCAAAATTGCTTAAAGCTGTTGCAACAGATAAGGCGCTTTTTACCGGCTTCGGGATACATGTCAACTACAATGCGAACTATAAAATAGTCTCGGCGAATTATGTCCGCTTCGAAGATATTCGGCTGGGCGATACAGACAGTCCCGCAACAGCGAATAAGTTCGCGCTGTATTCCGACTGGGGACGAAAAACCTGGAAAAACATTACCCGCAGCCGCATTGCATTCCTGGACAAATACAACCCAGATCTGGAAGCTATCAAGCAACAGGTGACCGCCGCAGGCGGATGGGATCAATACAAAGGTCAGCTCTATTACTTCAATCCTGAAGTGGACGATTATCCGCTGATCGAAGCGGACAGCGTTTGGGAAGATTTTGAAACCGAAGCAGGGATCAAGATATTCAATAACCGTGAAGTGGCAACCGGCTTTCTTCCTTCGACGATGCTTTTCATGCAATCACGGCGCGAAGAGGCCGACAACACCCGGCCGGATAGTGACGAACAACATTATTATAACGTGCCATCGCAGCTGGAGCGCGACCTCGGAACCTTCCAGGGAACCAAGAGCGCACAGAAGATCATTGTGATCGAGTATGATGATGAAAATTCTAAGCCCGAATTCAAGCCTTATTCCATCCAGAATAACGACAAGCTTTTCGAAACCACCGAACGTTCGGTTGAAGCGCGGATCATTAAAGGCTTTTCGATCCCGAAAGAGCTGATCAATTCCGAGAACTCATCCGGCCTCAGCAATGGCGGTGAAAAGAAGGAAGCCATCCGCGAATTCAATGACAACACCGCTCCGGACCGCCTCGAACTTTCGGAAATCTTCGCTGAAATATTCAGCAACTTCTATAAGAACATTAATTCGTCCGGAAACTGGAGCATCACATCCGTTCCAACCGAAGTAGCCGATGATATCACCGGGATCAAAGCAGGCGGAAATATCAACCAACTGCTCCTATCTGATCTGTCTGCCACAAACAAGATCGCCGTCCTGGTGCACGCCTACGGCTTCAAACAAACCGAAGCTGAAGCGATGTGCGCGTAAGCGCAATTGATTGGGTTAAGTGGTTGATTAAGTTTCAATCCATATACAATTCAACTCAAGCCAACCTAATCAACTTATTCAACCTAATCCAACTCAATCAACTTAAAAATGAACGTTTACCTTATCGACCAGATCACATTCCAGAATTACGAGGACCTGTCGCTCAATATCAAATCCGACCGGATCAAATTCTTCGTCAAAAAAGCGCAGGAGCTCGACCTGAAGCCATTCCTCGGGCATGCTTTATATTATGACTTTATCCAATACTTCAACACCGACGGTACGCTGAAAGACGAAACGCCGCAGCCTTATAAGGATCTGCTCAACGGCTCTGAATACCTCGACCGTTACGGTCATGTCGTCCTGTATGAAGGTCTGTTGCCTATGCTGGTGTATTTCACCTTCGCGCGATTTATCGAAGCCGATGCCGTGTATTATACCGCGACAGGCCCGGTGATCAAACACCACGACAATGCCGATCCGCTGACGCCGCAGGAAGTAGCCAAACTGGTGCAGCAACACCGCAGCGTAGCGAATGCCCACGCCAATGAGGTCGAAAAATTCCTCCGCGATAATAAGGCTGATCTCCCGCTCTGGAACTATAACCCGAAAAACCGGAGCAGCCGCCAGGCCGGGCCGCGCATCCGTAGCGTCGACAAAACCATTTTCAATTATCCCGGCGACGATTACGCGGGTAATTATTTACCGATCAATGAATTCTTAAACTAATGCCGACAGATAAAAAAATAAGCGAATTACCTGTAGCCTCTTCCATCAGAGCTGCCGACCTGTCGGTGCTGGTGAGCAACGGCACGGATTACCAGTTTGCCTTTTCCACGCTGCTTGGTTTTATTGGTTCGGGGTTGGATCTTGGTGCGCATATCTCTTTTGGAGGCACATTACCGCAGAATACTGTAGGAAAGGACGGTGACGTGTTCATCAATACCTCAGCCGGTAATTTCGCGCAGAAAATTTCGGGTACCTGGACGGTGGTTTACACGCTTCCCTCCTCCGGTGGTTCAACCGATGGCACTGTTTTGTATGGTCTCGGTGCACCCGGAAGTGCGACTGGGAATGACAACGACACCTATATCAATACCGGCACTGGCATATTCTATAAAAGATCAGGCGGGACATGGTCGCAGGTATTTTCTATGCAGATCGGCCCTGCCGGGCCTGCCGGAACCAATGGCGCCGACGGAACCAACGGCGCCGACGGCAAAAGCGTCCTCAGCGGAACTACCGACCCATCCAATCTATATACCGGCAACGACGGCGATTTTTATATCAACACCAGCACTTATACGCTCTTCGGACCAAAAGCTTCGGGCGTTTGGCCGGCGGGGATGAGCCTGGTAGGCGCTGACGGTGCAGCAGGTCCCGCCGGACCGAAGGGGGACGCAGGTGACACCGGTCCGGCGGGAGTGGCGGGTGATACCGGTCCGGCGGGTGCGGTGGGGCCGGGTGTGGTACCAGGAGGCACAACCGGACAGCTCTTATCAAAACATAGCGGCAGCGACTACGATACCGGTTGGATCGATCCGCCGGTCACAGGCGCCGCTGCACCGGATGGCATCATTACCGGCCTGGCGTTATCCATCTCAGGCTTGAGCGTAAGCGTTACAGCCGGCCAATGGCGTATTGCAGGTACGGCTTATCATACGACATCAACCACCAGCCTGACATTAAGTGCCTCCGATCCGGTAGACGACCGCATCGACCTGATCTATGCCGACAACACAAACACCATTGCCGTCGTAACGGGTACAGCCGCATCAAATCCGGTAAAACCATCATTACCTGCAAACTCCATTGAAGTCGGCTTTGCGCTGGTTACACCATCGGGAGCGACAACAACCGGCGCACCAGGAGCTGACTACGTAACACAAGCCGATTTCGCCGATACGGTGGGCGATAAAACGACCCTGGTAACCGACGACAAAAACAACCTGGTGGCAGCCATCAACGAAGTCGCTGAAAATGTAGCTTCCTTGAGCCAGGACAATGTTATTCTGAAAATCTTCAAGAAAACGAACTATAGCTGAAAGCGGAAAGACCAAAGCAGAAAGCCAAAATTAGAAAGCTCAAAGCTTTAAGCCTTACGCTTTTAGCTCAACTCAATAATTCACCATTCACCATTCACTATTCACCATGTCAGATTATAACGAAATAGTAGCCTTCACCAAAGGCGTCGGCGTCCGGCCGGTATCCTTCACCAGCACCGACGGCACTACAGCCAAACAGGTGTACGCCCCGGCGGATCCGGCCAGCCGCATCAATTTTATGGCGATCTCATCCACCGCAGCAACACAGCATTACATATTGCTGCAACTGCACAACTCGGTAAGCGGTGACATAGCTCCGCTTGGCGTCATAACCGTTCCTTCAGGCGCTGGTACCAATGGCTCGGTGGCCATCGTATCCGGCCTAAACCGGGGCAATTTACCCTGGCTGCAGATAGACAGCGACGGCAACCCCTTCATCGACCTGAACCTGAACATGAACCTGGAAATGGGATTGCTTTCGGCATTATCATCGGGCGAAACAATCACAGTAACCACATCCGGCGGATCATACGCAGCATAGTTATGGCATCGAGAAACGGATTAAACCCAAAGATCAGGGGTCCGAAAGGCGTAGGCTACGGCAGGGCCCTGCCCGCGCCGTTCAGCTTCGGCAACGGCCTCTGCCCCGATGGCAACGACGATTACCTGCTTATCCCCGGCCTCGTTGGCAAAACCTGGCCGATTGAGGGGACGATTGAGTTTTGGGGAGAGATTCAGAGTAGTCGGGCGCAACGTGAATTTTATGTATTATTCAATGATACAAGTCACATGGATATTACCGCTTTTGTCAGTCCGATTCCTGGCATAGAAAGTCCATCTCACGGAACCGTTGCGACGAAGCCTCCCGGTTCAATAAACTATGGAGAGAAACATCATTACGCATTTATGTGGAGCGCCTCAAATTTTTATGCATGGAGTGATGCAGTGACAAGTCAAATTACATCGACTGGATTGACATCTGCGATCAATCTTTACGCGAATGCCGTTGCAATTTCCGCACAAACTGATGGTTCTTCTCCATCGAACACAAAACTTGATGAATTTCGAATTTATAACCGAGTTCTTTCCTTGAGCGAACTAATATTGAACGATAATAGTGGGGTTGGTAATAATCCATCTACTACAGAAAATTTAGTTTGCTGGTACCAATTTGAAAAGTTTGAAAATTTGGATTTCTCGGTTTTACAGGATGGCAGTGATATTCGACAAGGTATAAGAGATATGTCCGGCAAGAACAATCATGCGCAACAATTTCATATGGACACCAATCCGTTGTCGAGTACTTATGCTTTAAAACCATTCTGATTTATGTTAACCAGTATTGCGGCGTGGGGTGTGAAAATTCTCTTACTAGCAATTTATTCTTACTTTTAGCGAAATACGGTTATTTGTTCTCACTGTGGGTGGACTTGAGCAATTATCTCGTCACTTATATTTAAAGCATGAATTTTATCAAGCGCCTTATTCCAAACAATATAAAACAAGAAGGCAAATATATTCTGTACGATTTATTAAAAATTCCCTATAATCGTCATGGATTACCCGTGGTGATCATGGAATGGCTGTCTGCTGATAAGCCGATCACTTTTATCGATATTGGGGCATCAAAAGGCGACTTCGCAACATCAATAACCAAATCATATACCATTAAAAAAGGCATCCTTATCGAACCGCTGTCGTCAAGAATACAAGGGTTAAATGAAAGGTTTCCTAACAAAGCCATATTTGACATTCTCAACCTTGCCGTTTCCGACCAAAGTGGCGAAGCGGACTTCTACGATGCAACCGAATGGAATGTTATGAGTTCTCTCCTGGAAATAAAACCCGAGTTTTACGAGGCACATGTGCTGACTTCCCCAGGAAAAAAAATTAAAGTACAAACTGAAACATTGGACAACATTGTCGGGCAAAGAAAATTGGATCTTGTCGACCTGCTAAAGATTGATGTTCAAGGGGCAGAGCATTTAGTATTAGGATCGGCCGAAAATATGTTAAAAAAAACCAAACTTGTATACTCTGAAGTGTCATACAGGCCATTATACGAAGGCTCATCTACTTTCTTCGATATTTATAAATTACTTAATGAGCGCAACTTTAGATTTGTAGCCATCTCAACTGCCGGTAAAATGAATGGCGAAATTATTCAAGGCGATGCATTATTTGTCAATAATGGTCTCTGCCCTTAAAGCAAATTTATTATTGCCAAATAACGAACAGGAATTTAATGCTTGTAACTGCTAAGCGCCCAAGATCGAAACGTGCGAGATTTCTTTTTACGGGGATAAATGAAGTTCCTACAGTCCTTCAAAAAAATCATTTCCCCACATTAGATGGCCTCAGATGCTTTTCAATTTTACTGGTGGTTTTTTATCATCTAGAGTTATCTCAAACCCCAATTTATGGCCTAGTATTTAATGGCGAACTTGGAGTAAATATCTTTTTCGTTTTAAGCGGCTTTTTGATCACAACTTTATGTATAAAAGAAAAATTAGTAACATCTACGCTAAATCTTGGCAAATTTTACTTGAGAAGGGTCTTGAGAATTCTACCTGTGGCCTACCTATTTTTATTAGTCGTTTTTATTCTAAATCTTTTTCTGAAGCTCCATCTTGATTATATCAATTTTTTAGGCGCTGCTTTGTTTATATACAACTTTGCATTCTTCAGGCATTACAAAAATAGTTTTGCGATTGGTCATTACTGGTCATTAGCAACGGAAGAGCAATTCTACATACTTTTTCCTGCGATACTTAAAAAGAATTATGTAGCCTTCTTAGTTTGTATTCTCACAATTTCGATCCTTGTTCCTGTATTTATTTACGTCCAATATTATATATCGCCTTTAAATAGAACAGTTTTGCTTTTTACAACGCATTATCTAATCAAATTTAATGGGATTGCTTGTGGCTGTCTGTATTCGATATTGGTCTTTAAAGGATATTTCGACAAAATTGGAACTCTTAGGTATCGTCTAGTTATTAATCTTATAATCATTCTATTGCTCTTTTTCCTGGATTTTCGAGCAGCCTTTGATATTGATCATATCGCCACTAACACTATAATTTCGTTGCTTACCGGTCTTTTCATAGCAATGAACATTTATAGTAGTAATGATATTGTTTATAAACTGCTAAACAGTAAAATTGCAATTAAGATCGGCGTATTATCTTATAGTATATATATATGGCAACAGATATTCACATTACCGATTCTGCCAAAACCATTAAGCTTATTCCCTTACAACCTTTTGTTTTTAGCAATCGTCAGCTATCTATCTTATCACTTTTATGAAAGATATTTTATAAATCTCAAAAAGCGGTTTCAGCGGATAAAAAACTGATCCGTTTGAAGCTGCCCGTTTTGGCAGTAGTTCTCAATAACCATTTTTAAATCTAAACCCTATCACATCATGCAAAAACTTTCTCTATGGCAGCGCCTTTGCAGCGCTACGCCATTATTTTTCCAACGGGTGCAGCTGCTGGCGCTCGGCGTCGCCGGTCTGGGCGGCACATTAGCCACTATCCACGGCATACCATCATCGCTTACCGCGTCGATGATCTCGGCGGGCACAGCCGTTGCCGCCATCGCGCAATTCGCCGTCAAACAAATGAATTCTGATAATTCTTCTGAAAACAATGAAACTAAGTGACCACGGCATTAATGCCATCAAAAACTTTGAAGGGCTAAGCCTGCCGGCCTATCGTGATGTGGCCGGCGTATGGACCATCGGCTACGGCTCAACCCGTTACCACGATGGCCACCCTGTAAAACCCGGCGACCGGCTGGCTAACGAACAACAGGCAAGCGCCCTGTTCAGCAATACGCTCGGCCAATATGAAGAAGCTGTGAACCAGTATGTAAAAGTGCCGCTCGCACAAAACCAGTTCGATGCGCTGGTATCCTTCACCTACAACGTGGGCACAGGAGGTCTGAGAGAATCTACTCTGCTTAAAAAGCTGAATGAGAAAGATTATGCCGGCGCGGCCGACCAGTTCCTGGTTTGGAACAAGATCACCGATCCGAAAACCGGTGAAAAAGTAGCCTGCAAAACACTCGTCGACCGGCGCAATGAAGAACGCCAATTATTTCTTTCAAATTCATCCGCTATAGCATGACTGCCATCGAACATAGGGAACTCAAAGGTATCACCATCCGGAATCTCATCGTTACAATAGTCAGTACTGCCAGCATCGTGGCCTCCGTCATGACGACGTACTTCCAATTGAAGAACGATATAAGAGACATACGCCTCGACCAGCAGACTCAGCACCGCATCGATGACATCCGCCTCAAAGTCCTTGAAAACCAGGTGGCCGTCCTGCAGCGCCGGGTAGACGACATGCGCTCCCATAAATAGCTTAAAGCGGAAAGACCAAAGCTGAAAGCCACCCACAACTATCTTTCGGACTTCCGGACTTTCCGTCTTCCAAACTCCAATCACTAATTCACTAAATCACTAATTCACAATTAAAAAAATGAGTTTACAATCCTTTTTATCTAAAATTTGGGGCGAAATCAAAGCCCTGTTTGACGGGATTCCGTCAGAATTGAAGACCGCCATACACATAGGCGTACTCGTCACCGAAAACATCAAGAACTTTGTCGATTCGCCAACCGCCGACGTCTTGACGGCAATCATCCCCGGCGACATCGACGATGAAATTAAGAACTGGCTCCGCGCAAAGCTCCCCGAAATCCTAACCGAGCTGAAGCTTGCAGACAGTTGCTCACAACTGACCGATCCTTCGGCTATCACCGCATGTGCTGTCAAAGTTTTGCAGAGCTTGGACGCTGATGTTCAGAGCCCGTTCTTTCACAGTCTTTCGGTCCTCGTGGCTGAAGTAGCGGCTGATGGCAAGCTGACGTGGAGCGATGGGGTGTACCTGTTGCAGTGGTATTATGAACATGAGTACCAGTCAGCGAAACAATAA